TGCGAGAGAAGATTTCCCCGTTGCCTTCGCGGCCTCCGCTTTGGCAGCATCTTGACGATCTCGGCGCGCTGGGAAGGATTCGGGATTGCGCGCCGTGTCCGGCCGTATTTCCAATGAATGACCATAAAGTGTTCATTACGCGGCAATGGCAATACTTTATCCGGGCGATCAATAGCGGCATGACGTTGCAAGCCGTGGCTGCGAAATTCGGCGCGGGGCTGGCGTTCACCAATCGCAATAGGGCAGACGTTCGGCGGGATTGGTTACAGGAGAAAGACCTGGACAGACCAGACCCCGACTTTGACCGCGTCCGCACATGTGCCTTGTCTGTCATGACCGGCACAACCGCGGGAAACTATCTGACTGTAAAGATGCTGAGTGGCAATATCCCTCCGCCGTTGAAACCGGGCAAGCAGTACCCCATGTCGGTCAGCCAGATCAATCCAGATGATTATCTCTATCATCCGCGTACGCATCGCTGGCTATTCTTTGCCGCGAATATTATCAACGCAATCAACGCAGGCGGGACGGTTGTCCCATTCCCGAACGGTGCTGTCTATGACTGGTTCGGCGTGCGGCCAGTGACATTTATGCCTCATGTTTCGAGATTCGAAGTCCGTTATCCGCTGAGTAAGCTGGAGCGCGTACCCGATGGCGCGCCGATCCCAAGCCCGTACAGGTATTCATGACGTGTTAGCCATGGCCATAGATAACAATGACAAGAACAAAGGCAGAAGCAAAAGCCTTGCCAACCTGAGGCCTTTTGTAAAAGGCGACCCGCGCATCAATCGCTTAGGCGCTCCCAAGCGCGGGCAATCGTGGCAGGAGGCCGTCAAGCGTATAACCGATATGACCCGCGAGGAAGCGATAGCATATCTAGGCGCGAGCACGAAACTAGGAAAGCAGCTCAGAGAACTTCCGGAGAACGTACCCATCAAAGACGCGCTTATCTTCGCATCCATCATTGCCTACGGCCGCGAACCAAATGCACGCATGTTCCAGGCATTGACCGACCGCGAGGAAGGCAAGCCGAACCAACTGATAACCACCGGCGCGGCTTCCGGCTCTGTTCCTTTCTCTATCCCAGCCGATATGATAGCCCCTTCCTTTCTCGACGCGTACAGGGACATTGTGAACAGGCGCCACACGGAATACATCTTCTCAGGCGGCCGCGGCTCTACCAAGTCGTCATTCGTATCACTGGCGATTATCTACCTGCTGAAGAACAATCCGACCATGAACGCGCTGGTTATGCGGCAAGTCGCAGACACGTTGCGCGGGAGTGTCTACGCTCAATTGCAGTGGGCGATATCGGAGCTGGGCTTGTCGGATGAATTCAAGTCGACAACGTCGCCGATGGAGATCCAATATTTGCCGACCGGGCAGACGATTTACTTTCGCGGCGCGGATGACCCGGGGAAAATCAAGTCGATCAAGACCGCGTTCGGATACATCGGCTTATTGTGGTTTGAAGAAGCCAGCGAATTCAGCGGCAATGATGCGATCCGCAACGTAACGCAAAGCGCAATCCGTGGCGGCGATGCCGGCTTTATATTCAAGAGTTTCAATCCTCCGCGAACGGCAAACAACTGGATAAATAAATACCTGCTTACGCCGAAGGAGACTCAGTATCAGCACAAATCAGATTATCGAAATGTTCCTGCGGAGTGGCTCGGCAAAGTTTTTGTTGAAGAGGCAGAATTTTTATATAGCATCAATCCCGATTCGTATGCTCATGAGTATCTAGGAGAGGTCAACGGGCTAGGCGATCAGGTTTTTGAGAACTTGCAAATTCGTGCAATAGCCGATGAGGAGATAGGGCAATTCGATAACGTGTTACATGGGCTTGATTTTGGGTATTATCCCCATCCTGCTCATTATGCAAAAGTACATTACGACGCCGCGCGCCTTACGCTTTACGTCTTTGGCGAATTGCGTAAGTGGAAAACTTCCAACCGAGATATGTATGACAAATTGGTTGAATACGGACTTACACCAAACGATTACCTTATTTGTGATACGGAAGAAAAAAGCGTGGAAGATTATAAAAAATATGGTGCAAACGCGAGAGAAGCATCAAAGGGGCCAGGGTCAGTTCGGTACAGTATGAAGTGGCTCCAATCGCTAAGAGCTATTGTCGTTGATCCTGTCCGCGCTCCGTATAGCACAGAGGAGCTTACGGCCTACGCGTATGAACGTACAAAGGACGGTGAAATTCTGGAAGCGTATCCAAGAGAAAAAGATGATGCAATCGCGGCGATCCGCTATGCCACAAATCTAATATGGCGTCGGAGGGGTGAGTAATGCCCGCTGATAAAAGGAGAGAATATGTATACAGTTAGAGGACGTACTGTTGCAACGGCTGCAACGTTAGATCATGCAATCTGTGGATTGTGGAATCCGCATACCACGCAACGGATCAAGGTTATCAATTTCACGGTGTTCAAAACTGGTGCTGGAACTGCGGGGGATGCTTTTCGTCTGAAGCGTTCCACTGCCAGAGGTACGCAAGGATCAGCAGTTACGCCAGACATTGACAATCACTCAGAACGTGCTGTTGGTCCTGTGTCCGGTGCTTTGTTGGACCTGGCGGCATATTCAGTACAGCCGACACTGGACGCATCCGAGCTAGGCCCGGAGTTTGTCGCCGCCGCCTTTGTCGCTGCTGGCATTGTTTATGCGATTCCGGGCGGTGTGGTCATACCCCCTGGAACTGGATTAGTCTTAGCTCAAACTGCCGCTACGATTTGGCCCATCAGTGGCGTTAGTTTTACATGGCTGGAAGATTGGTAAGATGTACACAGTTAGAGGCAGAAGCGCCGCAACTGTTGGAACTTCCAACCACGCGATTGCACAACTGTGGAATCCGCATGCTACACAACGAATTCGAGTTGTGCAATTTGGGGTATTCAAAACTGCCGCAGGTGGAGTAACGGATGCTTTCCGCTTGAAACGAAGCACAGCGCGCGGTACACCAGGCTCTACTGTAACGCCAGATATTGATAACCATAGCGAGCGCGCGATAGCCCCTGTGTCTGGCGCGTTGCTGGATCTGGCGGCGTTTTCAGTGCAACCGACTTTAGCGGCTGCTGAATTGGGACCAGAAGTGCAACCAGGAAATATACAAGGGGCTTGCCTTCTCTATGAAATGCCAGGAGGTATCGTTATTCCTCCCGGTAGAGGATTGGTTATCTCTCAAATCACTGGCACTATCTACCCCGTCAGTGGGATTAGTTTTATATGGACTGAGGACGAATAACCATGCCATCCTATGAAGCCACCGCCAGCGGCATGATGTACCAGTTTTTCCCTGGTGAATTATTCACTCAGGGAAAGGAAAGTGTAGATGTTGCTGGTTTACATTCCGCAATCTGTATTCCTGCTGATTTTTATACCAACCCTGAATATCATTATTTCAGGGAGGATAGTTATTTCCCAACTCACGCGGTAGAGATAAGACCTATTCCATTTTTATATATGTACAAGAGGGATTCGGGAAAAGGTTTGTATCCTGAACTTGACCCGTCATCCAGCAACGCTGTTTATTATGCGCCGAGAACATGGCTGGATACGATTGTTTATAACTTTATATCGGCGGCAGCGCCGGGAGAAACAGAAACATACCCCGCTGCGCACAGTCAAAATCTAGTCAATACTTTAATAAGGATGTGAAACATGGCAGGCTCATCAGGATATGTATACACAGTAAGGATGGCTCCAACGGCTGTAACAGCAGTCAAGACGCTGATACAGATCAAAACAGGCGCGGCCGCAATTGATATTGTAAGCGTAAGAATACAGCAAGGGACAAAATTAACCTCAGAGTTATTGAACTTGCAATTGATTCAATACACAGCCGCGCCGACGTTCGGGACTGTGACCAGTGCAACCCCAGCTCCGCTGAATGGGCTGGACCCGGCATCGTTGGCGGTCGGCGGGACAAGCGCGACGGGAGTGAATGCAACCGTCGAGCCTTCAGGCGGAACGTCCGTTACTCATGAGGCGACATACTGGAATGTTCTCAATGGCGAGTGGCTTTATCTGCCCGTGCCTGAAGCCAGAATAAGAATCAAACAAGGTGGTTTGGGGTTTACGTTCTTACTCAATACCGCGCCAGCTGCGTCCATGACCATCGGTGCGGTTGTGCAATTTATCGAATATCAATAAAAGGAGATACCCATGTCAAAGACTAATACTTTTGAAAATGAATTGCTGTTGCATGTTTTCCAGAACGCCGATATTGCGTTGATCGGCGATGCAGCCGGATTGCAAAACTCTGTTGCGGCTGGCAGTCTGTATGTCTCACTGCATACCGCCGAGCCTGGGGAGACAGGCGACCAGACGACCAGTGAGACGGCGTATACCAGTTATGCAAGGCAAGCCGTGGCAAGGTCCGCAGCTGGTTGGACGGTTGCCACAAACCAAGTGAGCAACGCCGCGGCGGTCACCTTTCCCACATGCGGCTTGACCGGCGCGACGATCACGCACTTCGGGATTGGGACGGATACCAGTGGCGCGGGGAAGCTCCTGTATAAGGGGCCGCTTGGGACGGTCATACAAGGGCCGTTCACAGCAATCGTTGCTGGCAACGTGATTACGATCCCTGGTCACACGCTGGCAGTTGATGAGCGCGTCGCCTTCTATCCCGCGTTTGGCTCAGCACTTCCGGGGGGTCTAACCGAAGGCACGATCTATTGGGTGAAGACCGTATCGAG